TACTTTCAGCGTAACTGAGTCACCATTGTAAATCTTCCGCTTGCTGTCTTGGATTGTAGTGAATGTCAGTTTCCCAGGGGCATTTTTGCGCTCCCAGACAACCTTCATGCCGTCTTTTACTGGAAGCTCGTAGTATTTGTCGTTATGCTTTACAATCAGCTGTATTTTGACCGTATGAACCTTTACTGAGGATATTTCATACTCCTTAACCTCCTGGCTGACCTTCTTGTCCAGCTTCTCCTGCTGCGCCAGCACTTGTTTCAGGTATTTTAATTCCTCAGCTGAATCCTTTTTCTTACCGTCTTTTTTCGTACCAGAAGAAGTGATATGCTCATGCACGAGCCCAAAGCCTGTCACATAAGAATTGTTCAAAGCATACTGCCGGCGCGCCACACTGTTTGTGGTATTCCCCTCACTAGTGTGCAGCGTCTGACCACTGACTTTCTCTACAATGCCTACATGGTTGCCGCCGCCGAAGAAGACGATATCATTTCGCTTTGGAGTATAAGAACCGCGCCCTTTGTACCTGCCCTTGTTCTTGAACCAGGTCATACCGGTTGGCACATAGGCAAACTTCGGCACAACAGAGGTCTTAACTCCGGCTTGATTCGCACACCAGCTGACAAACATGGCGCACCACGGTCCTTGTGTCCCATACCATTTACCGTATTTGGTGTTGCTCTCTGAGGCTTTATACCCAAGCTCACCCTTTGCCACATCAATTAAGTCAGACATAACATCACCCCTTTGGTATAGTCAGCTTTGTTCCCGGAAAAATCCAGTGCCCTGTGGCGCTGGAAGCATAGCCGTGTTTCTTAGCTGTCTTTTCAATGGTAGATTTATTGGCATTGTAAATGGTCTTCCACTTACTGCCGCTGCCTAAAAACTTCTTGGCAATCGCCCAAAGGGTATCCCCGGACTTCACCGTGTAGCTGCTGCCCTTATTTTTCTTTGAGCTGCTTTTCTTCGACTCTTTCTTTGTCACTTTTGATTTTGACGATTTTTTATCTTTCTTCACTTTGATTGTCGTCACACCGTATTCCCGATACTCCTTCAGCTCGATGGAGACTTTCACCTCAAAGCCCTCCTTTGCATCCTCGGTGACAGTGTAGCTTTCAAGCGTCACATCTAGGGACGTATCAAAGAGACTGTTTCCTTGCGGATCCGTCCTAAGCAATTTGAATTTGAATGGTTTTTTCTTTGCCTTCAGCTTTTCGAATTGCTCTAGAAAATAGGACGGAGCTCTAAAAGTCCCGTCCTTGTACAGCGCAAAGGGGTACGCTTGGTTCGGCAGCAGTATCTCAAAGCTGATATCCGTCAGCTTATTGGGCTTAATCTGATTGACCTCAGCTTCGTTAATCAGGCTAATAGTCTGGTTCCCGCCTTTTACTTTTATCTGCACTTTTTCCGGCGTCACCGGCATGAGTATCTTATTCAGATAGAGATAATACATTTAGTGCACCCCCTCTGCAGTTGAAATCATTTCCTCCTCCAGCTTACCCTTCAGTTTAGCTACGATGCCGTCGATATCGTCATTAGAATTGATATTGTTGTTGTTTGTCATGTCGATTTTGATTTCTGTTGCTGTGTAGCGGTTAATCGCCTTTTCGGCAGCATAGTCACGGATATATTTCAGGTTTGCATTGGTGATATCGAGAGCATCGGCGATCTTCTTCGTGTTATCGGATGTCGAGCTCAAATCTGACAGTGCCTGATCCGATAATGCCTGGTCATTTCCAGAGGATACATCTTTTTCATTTTTCGCTTGCTGATAGGCATTTTTTGCAGCCTTAACAGATTCATCAAATTCAGCCTTGTATCCTTCAAGTTTTGCATCTCGATCTGCCTTCGATGCTGCCAGCTGTTTCTTATAGTTATCAAGCTCTCCCTTTCGCGCCTGCTTAGCCGCCTCATTTTCTGCGGCAGCTGTCGTAGCAAAAGTCACATGTTCTATCGCCTCAATGTTGACGCCTGGAATCTTGTTAAGAACGCTAATGAAGTCATTGATGATATCAATAGCGCCGTTTATCATCGCCTGCAGTATTGATAGAACCCCAACTTTCATATCCCCCATGAAGTTTGCGATAGCGGTACCCGCACTATGCCATGCACCTTTCAGCGCATCGATTAGATTCATCACAGCATAGACTCCTGTGAAAAAACCAAGTTTCACCGCATTCATTCCGACAAGTAGATACGCCTTACAAATTTCCCACGCATTTTTTAATCCGCCAACAGACTGAATCCAATCGTACATCAGCCCAACCAAAATGCCGATGCTTAGCGCCAGCCATATCACCGGATTGGCCAGAAATGATGCGGTTAACGCCTGTGTTGCAGCAACCGACAGCCATACTGCTGCGGTGTGAATCGCCCAGGCCCCCGCCAATACCGCCACGCCGGCTGCGACACCGACGATTACAGCACTGATTGTATCCGCATTCTCGGTCAGAAAGGCAATAATATCATTGAGTCCTGACGCTACACTTGTAAGTATCGGAATCAGATTTTCCGCAAGAACTCCGGTAAACTCCAGCCAGCTTTCAGAGAGCAACCTTGTTTGATTCGCCCAGCTATCAGAGGTTCTTGCAAAGTCTCCTTGTGCATCAGCGGTGGTGCTCATCAGATAGTTATACCTCAGCATAACCTGCTCCGCCTGAGACATTTCATTGTAGGATTTCTCAATACCCTGTGAAAGTGCATAAGCTTCCAGATTGGCTACTGACATATTAATGCCAAGCTGCTTCAGCGGTTCGGTCTCGCCCGAAACACCAGAACGTATTTTTTCAAAAGCAGTTTCCAGATCCAGATTGTAGAACGATGCCATATCTCCGGCAAGTCCCACCATATCCTGCGACATCTCAACAATCGCATCGCTCGCCATGCCCGAAGATTTAAGCATTGCACCAATTGTTCCTGCGTACCGTTTTGCGCTCACCTCATTCATGCCATAGGCTTCCAAACATTCCCTTGACCATGAGTTTATGGACTGCGCTGAATTACCAAAAGTAACGTCTACGACATTCTGAACTTCTGCCAGATCCGAAGCATAATCAATGCCCACTTTTATTTGTTCGAAGGCCTTTCGCGCAAGCGCAGCAAGACCTATTGCCTTCGCCATCCTGCTAAATGCATCAGAGGATTTTTCCGTACGAGATTCGAGTTCCTCTAAGGAATCACCCATTCTTAATAATCCACTACTTGCTTCGTTAATTCTCTCCACGTTGATTGCATTCCCCGTTGCGGTATTCATCGACTCACAGCTATCCAGAACAATACTCATTGCGCGATTCATGGCGCGTAAGGGACCTGACATATTATCCACAAGCGTAAGCTGTGTCTTAATATTCGCCATCGTTTGCCCTCCGTTCTAATGCACTGCCGGTAACGAGGACCCTTCTCTTTACCGCTTGCATTATTTTTTACTCTTTGCCGCCTCTTTCTTTTCTTGATCAACTTTAATATCAATCGCAGCCATGATATATGCCTGCTCATAAGGCGTCATAGAAAGAAATACATTGGGCGGCCAATGAAATTTATGGAGACAGTAGTAAGCATAGCTTGACTCTGGGTCGTCTCCGTGTATTAGTTTTTTGCTTCTTCAATCATTTCATCAGTGGACTGAAAGCCGTTTGCCTGTAAGACCTTGGTTGAATAATCTTCAAATTCAGCAGGCGTTAGCATAGTTGTAATAAGCTGTTCTGCACCCATCACGCCATAGCTTTTCTGCAGCTCTGCATCGTTTAAATTTGGGAAAACAGTGCATCGTACAGCTACCTTTGCAAGGTACGCATTGGCATCAAAATCCTGTGTAAACTGCCCTTTCTTTCCGGGTACCTGAATCATGTGCATACAGGATTTTCTAAGCGCAACATTTTCTGCCGCTGTGATGCAGCAAATTTCCCAAGGTACACTTTTATTCGTCTCCGGATCCACAAAGCGGTTTGACGCTACATAGGTTACGTTATCAACTTTCTTCGCATTCTGTGAAAGAAATGCGGTCAATGTCTTTGTCATAAATCTAAATCTCCTTTACTGCTGCATTCCATTTAGCATGCTAAACGTTTCCGGTAATTCCCAATCGTCGAAAGTACCTTCGATATCTTCGTCCAAATTGTCGGCATTTGCATCAAACTTCGCAAGAATGCCGCCTTTGAGAAGACAGCCTTTTAAAATTACTGTCTGTCTGCCAACAGAAGATGTTAAATCTTCGTTGGATATCTGAATATCAAACGGCTCCATGCGACCGGTTCTCTTGTACTCAAGAAGTACCTGCCTCATGATTGACTGATTATAGTGTGCGGTGCCCTTCCAGGTTCCCGTCCAGCCCGCAGGTTTGTTTCCTTTACCAGTTTTTCCAAGGATTGGAACGGTTGCCACGTTTATGTCCATATTAGATTCAAAAGAATATATCTGCATGAAGCAGTACCTATTTCCTCCCATCATGATATACGCCGAAGCCTGGGAGCCCGAAACCGAGTCGAGAGCATTCATAATTGCTTGATCCATGTTCTATCCCTCCTTTACGCAACAATTACGCTCATGTAGAGCTGTGTCATCGCATTGACGATGTTCAGATTTCTTACGGTGCAAACTACGGATTTCTTTGTGTTCCCCTGTTCCACTGTCACTGTTTCCGGGTCAAAATCTTCTATTGCTCCGATTGCTTCCAGTGCCTGATGCAGCTTACATACATCATTCCATAGGGAAATGCGGCCAGCTGCATCGTTGGCTACTGTACCCAGGTACCTTGTGTTGAAAGTAACAGCCATATCATTTGCAATCTGGTCAATCACTCTAATGGTCTGATTATCTGCAAACAGCTCGTTTTTCTCATCAATAAAGGTTACATAAGAATTGATGTCCTGCAATACTCGAATCTCCGAGCCTACGCGATGGAACGTAAATTCTCCGCTGCGGATTGCTTTCACGAGTTGTGCCTGTGTATAATCGCAAGCGATGGTAAATTCTCCATCATACTTCTTGTTGGTATTAGACGCATTGACTGCACAGCCTGCAGATGCCCCAGTTACCCAGTACACTGCAGATTCTTCCGGCCAGTCTGCGTCCGTTGTCACGTTCTTTACGTTGATAA